TACATCAAATACCTAGTTAATATTCTGCAATTGCAAAGGCTTAATTAGGGAACTGTAGTTTTTTTCATTTTCTGCGAAAATTTCACAACTAATGCAAAAAATTGAAAATTCCAATTTCTTTCGTTTTTTTCGTTTTTTTCGCAAATTTCCCAACTTTCGCAATAAATTGGAAATTCCAATTAATTCTACACCTCCAAATAATAATTGGAGCGGTGCAAAAAATTGAAAATTCCAAAATTCCAATTAATCTGTCATTTTGCGTAAATTGTGCAAAAAATGAGAAAAATTGTAAATTCCTAATTTCCTAAATTTGAAATAATCTATCATTTTCTGCAAAAAAGTTAAAAAATTGGAAATTCCTAAATTCCAATTAATTCTACATTTCCAAATAATTTTACAACTATGATAAAAAATACTAATTTTCTAAATTCCTAAATTACAATTAATCTGTCATTTGGTGAAATTTGTAATATAAAATTTGCAAATTCAAACTTTGGAAATTTGTAATAAATGTTAATTTGTGGATATTAATAACTACTAACTATAATATTATAATTTATAAATCTGAGGCAACCAAAACTCCAATTTAAAGTTTTTAGTTACTAAACATATTCATAATTTATTTAAATTATTAATTCTAGCAAACCAAAACCTCAATTTAAAGTTAAAAAGTTACTAAACATATTCCAAAATTATTATATTATATTCAGTTGGATTTTTTGGAGTTTGTTTGATCAGAATTCAAAGTTTGGAGAAAAGTTTAAATACTTGAAGAGCCAAAAGTTGATAGAATTAGTGAGTAGACTGTTCTCCATTTTTATTTATTTTTATTTTTTATTATTTTTTATTTTTCAAATTAGCAAATTTTATAATTCTTTAGTTTCTCAATTCCCAAATTTTTTAATTATATAATTACGTTTTTACCCGCGACTTTAGTTTTCCAGTTCCAAGTTCTTGTTTTCACAAAGTTTTGGATTTGGAAGCTGGTCGCGTGGAAAAACTAAACGTGAATTTATAAATTAAAAACTTTGGAAGTTGAGAAGCTTAAAAATTATAAAATTGCGTGTTTGAGAGTTAAAATAATAAAATGTTTTATGTTATATATAATTATATAATTATGTAATTGTGAAGTTAGTATATTCATAAATTTTCCTTGAATTTTTAGTCAATTATTTGAGACTTATCACGGAGATATAGTTTCTTTTTTTCTTTCAATTCAACAGAAGATGCTGTATACAGTTTGAATTTATCTCAGTATTTTATGGAGGAAATTGTAAGGAGAATTAATAAATTATGAAATTATGCAATTGAGAAGATAGCATATTATATGATTAGTATATTATGAAATTAAGCAATTAGGAAGTTAAAATATTCATGAAGCAGATTTGGCATATACATTATATTGATAATTAGCAGAATAGGAGCGAAAGATAGAGATGTAAAAATTGAGAGAAAAGTTTAAATATAAGGAATGTGATATGTATATTGGTGAAAAGATGTTGAAAAGAGAAATAGAAGGAAATGTTACTACATATTATTGTTCAAATTGTAATGTTAGATTGGGGGAAAAATATGATGTTGGAGGCGGAATGATAATTCAGGATTGTCCACATTACGAATGGCATGAGGTTTCAACAACATGTTTCTACAATCCAATACCTGGTTGTGGTTTAAAATATATTTCATGGTTAAAGCAGAATTTTATTGTGAAAATAAATGCAGGCGATAACGTTTATCTATTACTTCCTAAATCTTAATAATTTTTTTATTTGTATTAAGTTAACGTTTTTTTCTCTTTGTTAGTTCATTTTTATTTTTCTAACTTTATCTTTTAGCTTTTTAGTTTCATTCTTCTTATTATCTATCTTTATGTCTAATTTTTCTCAGTTTTTAAATATAAATTCAAGATATGCACAAATTGAGAGTTAACATGTTTAGCGTTAAAGAAATCGAAAAATGAAAAGGTAAAAAGATAGAGAAAAGTTTAAATATAAGTTTTTACATATATATAATTGATAGGTATGAGATTTCAAGTTATAGGGATAAGGTATCACGAATTTCAAACAGTAAAACAAGTTGGAAATGTTGTATTAGCGAAATGTGTTTGCTGTCAAAATTCTCGTTATGCAGTTTTCAAAATATCATTAACAAACCGTTATTTCTATTATCATGGTTATGATTATGAATACGCTTTTAAAACATTCAATTCATTAGTTCAAAAACAAATTCAATTTCAACAAACTCAATAATTTTTTTATCTTTTTTCCTTAATTTTATTTTATTTTTATAATTTTATATTTTAACTTCCTATTTTCATGTTCATTATCTTCTATTTTTTTCAATAATTTTTCTCATGTTTCAAATATTAATACTAACATTTTAGGAAATTCGTAAAGCGAAAACTAAAGACATTTTTAAATTTGTCATATAGTACATGTTGTTTTAGGTGAAAGAAAAAATGGATAAAAATAAAGTTGAATTAGAAAAAATAGATGAAATAATTAATGGTTTAGAACATTTAAAACAAGAAGTAGAAAGGTTACAAAAACAAATATCAGAAACAATATACGAGGAAGATATAAAACATTTTTTTGATAATTTATTTGAAATTACAAATGTTAATGATGTAAATAGCGTTATTTTTGTGAATGATAATGATGTAAAATATATATCTAAACCAAAACATAGTGGTTCAAGAAATTTACTTATCATAAAGAATAAAATATATTATTGGGATAGATATGATGTTGATGCTGATAAATATACTATAAATCTTATGTATCTTTCGGAATATGATCTTTCAGATAACTTATTGAATTTATTAAAAATAATGAAAGAATCAAATCTTGGCTGGGCATATGAAGGATTTGTGAGATTATATTTACTATTGAAAAAAGGATATAAAATAAATTTCATTAAAGTTCAAAAATAATTTTTTCTTTCTTTTTTAACTTCCTATTTTCATGTTCATTATCTTCTATTTTTTTCAATAATTTTTTTCACATCTGAAATAATAATTCTATTTTTTAAAAAAATCGATAAATCGAAAACTAAAGACATTTTTAAATTTGTCATATAACGTAAATTGATTTGGTGAAAAGTAAAGATGAGTGGATTTGATCAACAATTAGAGAAAATAAATCAAATAATAAATCAATTAGAGATTTTAAGATATGAAATTATTCAGCTATGGGATGAAGTGCAGAAAATAAATTATAAAGAGTTAAAGGAATATCTATTTGAAAAATTAAGAAATACCGTAAATGATAGATATGTTAGTTCTGTAATTTTTATTTATAATGATAATATAAAGTATATAGCATATGATGAATGGAATAATGGTTCTCATAATTATATTATAGATTATAAAAAAGCATATTCTTGGCATAGGTTTGAAGTTAAAGAAAATAAAATAATCATATATTATGGTGATGAATATAATGTTCCAGAAGATATTATTACTTTACTGAAGATGATACCAGAATCTATTATCAGTCATGCCGATCCTGTCTATTTCAAAGTGTATTATCTCTTAAAGAAAAATTATAAAATCGAATTTGTCAAAAATTAATATTATTTTTTTCTTTTTTATAAATCGAAAGTTCAAGATATTTTTATATTTGTCATAATGAATAAATCGTTTTACAGGTGATGGAATATATGTCAGGAAGTTCAAGTCAAGAAAATAGAAAAATAATTTACGCTAAAAAAGTAGGAACTAAGTTTGAAGATTATTATTATTATATCGTGAAAAAAGATGGTGAATATTATGTTGAAGTTGAAAAAGTATATCGTGACAAAGTTACGTCTACTATTACAATTAGCCATTATAATGGAAGGGATTGCCTGAAAATTTCTGAAGAAGAAGTTAAAGAAATTATAAAATTACTAAAACAAAGAAAAATAAAAGAATTTGAAGAGAAATATGGAAATAAAGATTGGATAATAAATTGTTGAACAAGGTGAAGGAAAAATGGTTGATATAATAGTTGAAAAATATAATTATGGTTTTAGAATTGTTTTATCTGAGGAAGAAAGTTATTTTATTACAGATTATGAAGGTAAATATTGTTTAATTGATTTTGAAATTAATAGAGAAGTTAAAGATATTAGTGGCAGTACTTATGAAGATTTTGGAGTTCAAAATCTAGATGAATTATTTTGCTTACTAGTTAAGGAACCAAAAAGAACTTTAGAGATGATAACAGGATATGATTTTCCAATTGATAGAATTACAATAGAATATTATGAAAAATAATTCTTTTTATATTTTTTTAAATCAAGACTTTTCGAATACTTTATATTTGTCATATAGCATATTTTCATTTACAGGTGTCAGGTCGTATGTCCCAAGTTGAAGATCAAAAAAAGTATGAAGTTAAAATTTTAAAACAAATAATTCATTTGCCACAAGTTTTTATGTTAAAACATATGAATGGTCAAGTTACCAAAATTTCATTAATTTCAAATCATTATGTAAATTGCTCAAAATATGTTTCAAGGTCAGGACTAACATTTAATGGATGTTTTAGAAATGTTGATGGTCAATTAGATGAAACTAAAGGTATATATTACATACCTGCACCATCTATACTATCAGTTTACAGAAGAAATAAAATTACAAGAAGTTTAGAGGATATGAAAAACATTATATTAAAAGAACTAGAACTTTTAAATCTTAGTTCTAAAGAATTACTTATTAGTTATAGCAATTATTCAATAGAAATTTACGATATATTTGTAAAAGGTCAACTATATCAATTTAATCTAACGTTTAATCAAGGAAATTTGGAAATCTATGAAGTTCCACCGCCAAATAATGACTTAAATCTTAGTTTAAATCATGTAAACAGTCTAACGATTTACAACCATGAAATACAATTTTCAAATACTGTATTAGCTACTGATTTATTTTCAACGCCTGGTTCTACGTTTTTAGTATATCTTCAAAATTCTACAACATTTGTTATGAAATCGCCGGATCATGGCGAAAATTCAGTTATGCTAAGCGGAAATAAATATTATTTAATTACGCATCCAAAGCCAAGAAGTCATAAAGCTGATTAAAGTTTTAAATTAATCGTTTTTTATCTATAATTTTTTTCTTTTTCTTAACTTATTATTTTGAAAATCAAAAACTTGAGACATTTTTAAATTTGTCATAAATTATATGCTTTTTTATGGAGATGAAAAAATGACAGAAGAAGAAGTTGTAAAGGATTTAGAATTAAATTTTTCTATGCAATTAGTAAAAGTTAAGAAAGGAAATAATGAATATAATAAATTAAAAATACGGATAAAGGACATGAAAACATCAATTGAAATTAAAACAAAAAATGGAATTATGGAACCTGAAAAATGGAAAATTGAAGACATAACACATGAAATAGAAGGACTTTATAATGCGTATAAATTTGCTAAAAACGGTATATTTGCCGAAATACCAAAAGAACAATTATGGTATTTAATAGCTTTGTTAATTTGGAAAACATATTATTAAGTAATTTTTTAATTGTCATTTTTCAACTTAAATTTATGAGTTGTAACATGTTTCATTATTTTTTAAGCGGAAAAACTCATGATTTATATGGTCTGATAATTCTCTTTATTCTATCTTTTATTCTCTATTTCTCAGTTCATAATGAAATCTTGAAACTGATCATAGTTTTTCAATTGATAATTATAACTGGAATTTTTGTAGATCTGTGGTCACACTGTTTTCATCATTGAAAAAATAAAAAAATAATAGAACTTAAAATATTTTCTTCAATTTATCTATTACTTTTTGAAAATCTGAAACTAAGGATTTTACAGTATTTATATCGCTTTCTGGTATTTCCAATATCAGTCTTTGAGTCATAATTTGTCCTAAATTATCAATTAGAAATTGATAACTTTGAACTATATATGGATCTGGAGGATAGTTCACGTTAATTCCGGTCTGATATTCATACTCAATAATTTCGCTAAAATCGTAAATTATTCCAAATAGATTTTGATTTATCGGATTTGCTTCTAATAATTGACCGTCTATGTTTTGTAAACCATTAAATCCATATTCTGGAGCTATAATTACTGAATTTGGTGGAATTTGAAAGACAAAAGCTATAGTTCTAACTCCATTATTATTATTTACAATTGCTAATGAATAAAGTGGAATATTGTTCAAGTCGGTTATAAAATTAGACAAATTGTTTGCAAAATAAACTTCAGCAAAAGCATTTCCAAATAGATAATCTGGAATTGTATAAGTCTGTCCATTAATGTTTAATTCAGCACCTCTTAATAATGACACTAATATAGAAGAATTTGTATTATTTTGCATAATCCAATCCACTCTTCCTTGAGAAGGATCATAGGTATAATATAGTGCTAATTTGTCATTTTGCCATAGAAGATTTGCATTTTGTGGTATAGACGTACTAACTCTAATTTGTTTTACATTTGCGTATATCTTCCTCATTTTAGATCAAGTAAAGTTAAAATTATGACATTAAAAAATTAGGATGTTATAAAATAAATCTAAAAATGTAAAGATTTAATTCTTTTTTATATCTCAAGTTCTAATTCATCTTCTTCTTTCTTTTTATTCTTTTTCTCTTTTAGCAATTCTGTTCCAATTTTGTAATTTCTAATTAACTCAATTGTCAAACTATCTAATCCCATTTTTCTTAATTTATCAGCATATTCAGTATACTTATTCTTAATTTTCCAATTATGATACAATAGAATATAAGCGTTTATTAGTTCTAAAATATGCCTATTGTTTAAATCATATTCAAATGGAAAATTATGCTTATCTAAGAATTCAAATAATTGCTCTTTTTCCTCCTCATTCATTCTTTTAGCTTTTCTTTTGCCTACGTATTTTCTAGAACCATCAAACCAAAAGATCTCCCTGAATGAAGTTGTTACGCTATGAGTTGCTGTGTCCATGCTTTCAACAAAATTAAAAATTTGTAAAAAATATGGAGCTGACATTCCTAAAACGTGAAGATACGGAACTTTTTTTCTTACATAAAATATCCATGGAAATGTATAAATTAAAACTTTCATTTTACTAGAAGCTACAATTCCGCCAATTGCGAAATAATAAGTATATTGTTTATAAAAATCAATAGCTTCATCTAGTTCTTGAAGTGGATAAATATGTAAAACTGGTATAATTTTTTCTATATACTCAATTTTGGTATATAGATATTCGAAATATTCAAAATTTCGTTTATCAATTGGCGAAAAAACGCTAGGAATATCAAGAGAAAAAAATGCATAAGCATCTATGCTTTTATATTTTTGTACTATTTCTTGTGGCGAAATTTCTAGACCGTGAAGTATAATTTGATAGCCTCCACTGTCTATCCAAGTCTCATTTTTCCATGTTTTTCTTTTAAATCTCAGCTGATTAATTAGAACTGGAAAATTCGTTTTAAAAAAATAACTTCTTGAACTAGAAATGCCAAAAATCAACTTCATCTTTATTCAGCGTTTATAATTTTCCTCCTTAATAAGTAAATAATTCCTCCAACAATTGGCATTAGTAATATTCTTAATATTATGTATATGAAATTGCCCTCAATTACAAAGTTATAGAATACTTGATTTTGAAGACCTAAATAGAAGAATAAGAAGATCTGTAAAATTAGACTAGTTAACACTATTGAAAATAGTAGTTTTTTATTTGTTAATTTTAGAAATGCAAAACTAACAATTATAAAGTTCCAGAAAATAAATAATAGACCGTCAAAGCCAAAGGAAATTGAAAAGTTTAGTAGATTTTCTAAGATATTTGCAATTGTATCAGCAATAAAGATTAATAGTAAAACGTTAGGCGTTATTTTTGCAAATTTTTCGGGAAGAATTCTATCAAACGCTAAATTTTGCACTAAACGACTTTGTATCATGGAAGTGATAAAAATATAACTCATAAACCACATTGGCATTAATACAAATAATATATTTAGATTTGAATAACTATCTAATATTGCTAATATGGTAACTACTAAATAGCTTGCAAAATAACCAATTTTCATATTTTTATTCACATTTTTCGTTTCTCCTGCAATATAACTAATTGCATTTAGAAATAAAAACATGGATAAATCAAATAATAAAGCTGAAAGTAAAGTATTTGATATTGTGAAATTTTGGACTTGAAAATGAAAACTTGAAATTGGCAGAATTAAAGAAACAATTATTTGTAAAATTGCAATTCCGTCTACTAAATATGCATAAATTGACTTTTTAACTATACTGAACAAAGCAATAGCGAAAAGCACTTCAGAAATAAAGAACTTATCAATTGCTGGAATATTGAAATTTAGGAGTACTAGGTCAGCTAATACCGGTGCTGAAAATACATAAATTAGCCAGAGTGAAATTCCAAAAACTGCGTAAAATTTTGGCGAAAATGTTGAGCGAATATATGCA